AAGACCTGACAGATGCCGAATGGAATGAACTTGTTGCTCTAAAAAACGCAATTAATGAAAATCCCGCATCAGTTCATCCAGAAAAGATGGAACTATTCACAGAATTACTTGTTCGTTCTCTTGAGGGGAAATGTGATCCGCCAACTCCAAAGAATTGGCGAGGAACTTCTCTGAGTGAATGAAAAAATAAATATATCATAACGCTACAAAACGATGAAAAACATTAATCAGCACATTCAGAAGGATGAAGATATTCTGAATGATCCTATGACTTCTCCTCAGGCAAGAAGACACACTGAAGAAGAATTGGAAGCACTCATAACATATAAAGCAAATCATCCTGATGATGATTATGATCCAAATGCATTTGAACTTTATTGCGATGCCAATCCTGATGCACTTGAGTGTAAAATACATGATAATTGAGGACAACTAAATATTGATGCTTATTCGTGGTTGTTTAAGCGGGAGAAGGGTCTTTATGACCCTTTTCTTGTATAAATATCTTTAACCACGAATAAAGCAGATGAAACTGAATGTAAAGGCGCTAAATGAGTGTCTTGGTATAGATGGTCCTGTCTGGATTGAGGACAATCCTGATAATTATGTTGAAACACATAAATCAGCAGCACCTGTTTGTGCAAGAATGAAACGCACAAAAGAGTGGAAAGAAAATATAGGAAAAGCAAATAAAGGACATTCTGCTTGGAATAAAGGAGGAACAATACCAGAACATCAAAAAGAAATAAACAGACAAATGATGAAGAAAAGATATGAAAATGGTTTAGATGTTAGTGGTGCTAATAATCCAAGAGCAAAAACTTGGAGAATAGTTTATGCTGATGGTAGAGAAGTTATCGTTGGTGGATTGCAACGATGGGCTGTAGATAACGGGTATTCAACATCAGGAATCAAGAAAATAGCATATGGACACTGGAAAACATACCGAGACCTTGTGACAGTTGAAGAAGTGGCACATAGACTCTCACAGGGGGCACAGGAGACCCTATAATAACAAGGTAATCAACAAAAGACTTCAAATGGCGACTAGGGGCAGAATCGGAATCGAACTTTCTGATGGAAGCATCTTGAGCAGTTATCATCATTGGGACTCGTATCCTGAATGGTTGGGTCGTATTCTGAAGACGCACTACAACACCAAAGAGAAAGTTTCTGAACTGATTGATGGTGGTGATATGTCTTGCTGCTGGACTGAAGACCGCTGGAACAGCGAAACTAAAGCACAAGAATACGGTCCTCAATACTATTCTCAACGTGGTGATGATTGCCCTCCTCGTCTTGATGCTAACTTGATTGAGTATGTTGGTGATGGTGAAGAGTATGCCTACCTTTACACTCTGAAAGGTGAATGGGTGTGCTACGCTCTTCACGAAACTCCCAAGATTGTTGAAATCCCCTCTGCTGCTCTTGCTGTTTGAACTATGAAATTCTCTGATCTTAATTTTGAACCTCATACCAACTATCCTGACAGTGGTATTGCTGCACGATACTTCTTCCCGAATGGATATGGTGTAAGTGTTGTGCGTGTTACCTCTCCCGGTGGATTTGGTGGTTCGTATGGTGCCGAACAAGGACTGTATGAACTTGCAATTCTCAAAGGACTTGAAGAAAACTGGGATATCTGCTATGATACTCCCATCACGGATGATGTTCTTGGGCATCTATCTGAGGAGGAAGTTGAAGTCCTCCTTTATGAAGTTGAAAACCTTTGATGTAAAATGATTGGACGCATTCTTGGCACAGGAATCGGAATACTTCTGATTCTCCTTGTGCTTCTTGCAAGAGGTATTCCTGTCTTGTTCTTTATCAAGATGCTACCTCTTGTTCTGATTCTTATTCTGGGAGCAGCATTTATCTATGCTGGTCTCACTTCTGACTGATTGTTCTTTACTTAATTAACTTAAATTATGTCTACTGGAAAAATTGCTATTGGTGTTGGCGGTGTTTTTCTGGCACTGATTCTCACTGCTGGTCAATTCACTACGATTAACACTGGTGAAAATGGTCTCTATATTGGATTTGATGGTCAGGTGAAGAATGAAGTTCTCACTCCTGGTATCAAATACGATGGTTTCGGTTCTATTAAGGTATTCAACACTCGTAAGATCACGGTACAATCCAGTGATCTGACTCCCAAGACCAAAGACAACACCATTATGAAAGATATGGATGTTGTGGTTACTTATAGTCTGTCTCCTACCAGTCTGTATAATTTCTACACTGGTTATGATATTACCAATCACGGTGTCAGTGAGAATGGTCAGATTGAACTGATGGCAAGTTTCATCAAACGTCTGATTACTTCTGCCGTGAACCAATCGGTTGATGAATATCCTGCTCTGGAAGTGAACAGCAGTTTGGATAAGATTCAAGAAACTATCAAACAGAATCTGAATCTGTCTCTGGAGAAGAACAACCTTGCCGGTAAGATTGATATTGAATCCGTTGTGGTTGTGAAAGCAGACCTGCCTGACGCACTGGTTGCCTCTGTGAACCGTGTGGTTGCTGCCCAATCGGCAAATAAAGAGCAAGAGGTGAAAACTCGCACTGCTCAACTGAAAGCAGAAGAGAATAAGGCACTTGCTTCTACTGTGACGACTCAATCTCTGGAGTATCAACGTAACGAAATCCTCAAAGCAGCATTTGAGAATGGTAGCATTCAAAAGATGGTGATTATCAACGGTGCTAAGATGGATTTCCTGCCTGGTGGTCTGACTGGTAAGTGATGGCACTTTGAGAACTGGCACAAGACCCCTCCACAGGGGCACCAGATGCCTTATAATAGTCTCATACACACAAACACATTATGACCCTCTTTGAGAAAACCATTCCAGCAATGGGTTACAGTATTCAGTATCCCGAAGCACACGCAAAGGAATACTTCACTTACAACAATCAAGACGCAGAATACATTATCTCTGCGATTTCAGAAGATAGTGGTGAGACCATTTGTAGTCGTTCGTTGATTATGCTTCTTCAACAAATGACTGAACGCATTTGTGACCTTGAACGTGAAATCCGTCAACTCAAAGCGGACACCTGACGAACTGGCACACAGGGCACTCCAGACTCCTCTGGATGCCCTATAATACTTTCATACGCAAACAACCCAATGACTGCCACCACCGCCCCGAACAAAGAGTTTTCTGACTTCTGTGCTCAACGTGATGCACAGAATACGATTCAACTGAATGTGATTAAGCACACTTGGGAACTCTGTGAGGCACTTCGCCAGAACTACATTGACTACAGCATTAAGTCTCATCAGCGTTCTCTTGAGCGTGGTGAGAGCGTTGATTATCACGAAGCGTGTATTGCTGACCTGAAGAATGGTAAGTGTGATTATGACTTCACCTTTGAGTCTGGTAAGAAGTATCACAAAATTATTATGAATGCTGCTGGGCAAAGGTCGGTTCACGCCTTTATAGATAAGAAGACTGGTTCCGTATACAAAGCAGCATCATGGCGTGGTCCTGCTAAAGGAGAAAGGTGTAATCTCCTCATTATCAAAGAAAGAGAGTGGGCTCTTGAAAATGCTGATTGGGCGGGAAATTGGTTGTATCTACGATGACCCGAAAGTTCCGTCATTATTTCTCTGGCGGCACTTTACTTTTTCTTTCATCGTTTCACTTATTTTTTGTTTCTGTTCTTCACTCATAGGTCCAATTTTTTTACCTTTATTCCACGGAACATTTCCTTTAAGTGATTGACTAACTTTTTTACCAGTTTCTTTACTCCATCCCCCACCATTTCTTCTTGATTCTATTCTTTTAGCAATCTGTTCTGGTGATTGTTTTGTTCCTTTTAGGTGCCCCGTTTTAGCACTACTAATCTTCTTCTTTGTTTCTTCACTCATAGGTATTCCAGTATTATCATAATCAAACTTTGATGATGTTTGGTTTGCTTGATTTACAAAGTGTGGATTGTTTTTTACATCATAAAACTTATGAAGTATAACCTCCGCTTCTAATGCTTCTTCTCTTGTGTTACATTCCATCAAAATTATTTTATTTTTTGGATTAAATGTTTTATCATAGTAACTTCCAAGATATTCATCTTCGTAAACATTACACTCACATTGCCTGACGCCAATGTATCCCCTTCCCCAGTCCTCATATGAATAATAGATATAATGATTCATAACTTTCTCCATTCTTTTATTATTTATAAACCTGCTACTTGGTAAAATGAAAAAACTTCTTCTACTCTCCACACTTCTGTTTTCCCCGATGCCCGTGATGGCACAACAAGTGAATAACTTTGCAGTCTGCACTCAAAATCAGGAAGTCTATCAACCCGGTGGATATGACCAATATGGTAATTATGTTCCCGGTGGTGTGAGTGTGCAATCTTACAATGTTCCTTGTAACAATGTAAATCAAGGATATAGACCTGCCAATCAGTATTATGGGAATGGATATGGTGGTTATGGTAGAAGATATTGTAATCCAACCAGATCTTTATTAGGTGCTCTGTTAGGTGGTGGTGTTGCTGCAAGTATGAGTCGTGGCAATGGATATTATTGGTCTGTTCCTGTTGGTGCTGCAATTGGAGGAGCAATGTTCGGATGCAACTGAATAACTTTGACCGTTTGCTTTTCATTTCTTCGTTCATTTGGTTCCTTCATTGGGGTTCATGTCTTACATTACGACTTCTGGATACGGTTATTCTAAACGCCTCTGTGAGGACATTACCGTTTGGTTTCTGAATAAGTTTCTTCCACGACACAAGATTGAGGTGGAGATTCTTCATCGTGGATTGAAACGTGAAGGAGTTTATGGTTACTGTGATTATGTGGGAGAATCTTATCGTCCCCGTGAGTTCTTGATTGAACTTCAGACTCATATGAATGAGGAGTTGTATATAAAAACTCTTTTTCATGAACTGGTCCATCTGAGGCAGTGGGTAGTAGGTTCCCTGCAGTTCCGTCGTGGAAAAATGCTTTATTGTAAAGAACCAGTGGAATTTTATGCTTATGAGGATCAACCACACGAAATTGAGGCACGGGAACAGGAAGAAACGCTATATGTGGAGTACCTAATTGATAAACAAGGTGTACCAGTCCCCAAAGTGGCACAGTGGTTCCCGAACCGCCTGCTGCGAGCAGTATAATTACAAGGTAATCAAGGGAACACACCCATGACCCTGCCCTCCTACAGTGCAATCTCCTTCCGATCTCAAGAGGAGCACGAAGCGGCACTCTACGATGCCTGCCTGCTGATTGTCAATACTTACAATCAGACTGATATGCTTGATGGTTTTGACCCTTACGGTGTGACTTCTTATGATTTTATGAAGTTTGCCCGCCACATTCTCAATCAACTCGCCAACTGAAATGACTGCAACCGCATCTTCTAAAGAATTCATCAATCATTTCATTGATTATGTGATGTCGTTCTATGGTCCTGGTGAATTGTATCCTATCACCGGAATCAATCGTACTGTGGTTCGTAAGGCAACTAATGACATTATCAGGATTGCCAGAATCAAAGGGCAAGAGTTCTGTGGTGATAGTTTTGACCGCGAACTTGTGCGTGATCTTCTGATTGACAAATACAAACTCACTCTTAACTGAAATGGCACTCTCTCATCAAACAATTAACAAACTGGCATCGGCACTGGTTCCTGAGGTGATTGATTACATCTATCAGGATGAGCGTTGGTGTGAATTTATGCAGGAAGTTGTTCCTGATGCTCTTCAGGAACAATTTGGAGAAATTGACGAGGAGTTGAAATTTCAACTTGCTATGTGTATAATGGATCGTATCTGTTTCAAACAAGGATGAATATGACAGAAACACAGGTAAATCTAAATGTGCATGAGATTGGTATTATCCTCTCTGCACTTCAAAATCTAGAGAATATTGACGAAATTCATATTGCCAGAGACTATGGAAGTGTGCCAGCACTCTATAACAAACTCTATTCTGTGATGGAGCGGATGGACAGTTCGCAAACTGGACTACGGTACGACCTGACCCCCTCCTTCTGACCTATAATAACAAGGTAATCAACGGAGCACCCCATGCAACTCACTTCTACCACCGGCACGATGGTTGTGGACTATTTTCCCGTTGCCGGTGATACTCAGTTTATCTACAAGGTTCTCAAGTTTCAGGGTACGGATGTAATGAGCACCAAGTGTATCACCAAACGTGACTTTGAGCGTGAGTGTGAAGAGCGTATTGGTCTGGGTTATAATGTGACCGGTTTCAATACCGAATCGGTGAATGTCAATCCTATGGCAGGAGCGTGCTGATGAAAACCACTTACATCTATCTTGCATTCATTGCGATTCTGGGTTGGAATGCATTTCTAATTCAGCGTGATACAAAACTGTTTAAGGCATATGACACTAAATGTGCCGAAATCTCACACGCTCATTCCCGTTGCCATCTTTCCAAATGAACGATTCCGACATTTCCCAGTTTATTAATTCTTTTGAGGACTTTATGAATCACGCTCAGGTAGAGGAGTTGCACTATCAGGTAAGACAAGCAGCAGAGGATTATGCTCAGATGTTCTATGAACGCAAAGCTGCCGAACTTGAGATTACTGTCGATTATTACATTCAGGAGTTTATTTGATGAATGAAAAAACAAAATTGATTCTTGCTCTACAGCAAACTGAGAACATTTATAATCTACTACAGGGCAATCAATTTGCTGGTTTCTTTGCTTCTCATCTATTGCCTATTAAGTATGAAATTGAAAGGCAAATCCATTGCTTGACAAACACAAATAAATAATAATACCTGCGTTGGGTGACACTTTCCAGGTAAGAAAGGAGGCAGAAATGCCTCCTTTATCATATAAATATTATGTCACTCAACAGCAGAGTAGTTATGCCTTCAACAGGTAAAGTTTACTGTGCTCATTGCATTTTTACAGGAAAAAAATACATTGGGCAAACTGTAAAAAATAATCTTAATTTGAGAATCAATGAGCACTTTATGGATTGTAAGAGATACAATCATAAGTTTGCGAATGCTCTTAAGAAATATGGAAAAGAGGGATTTATTTGGGGAATTGTAGAGGAATGTAATTTATCTACTTTAGATGATAGAGAGATACATTGGATTTCCAAATACAAAACTGTAGAAAATGGGTATAATCTTTCTCCTGGAGGTGGTCAACCATCAGAATATTTCTGTAAAGAATATTTGGTAGAAACGCCATCTGGTGAAAGAATAAAAATTCTAAATTTATCAAAGTATTGTAGAAACAATCATCTTAATGTAGGACATCTTCATGAAACTCTTTATGGAAAAAGAATTCAACATAAAGGATATAAACTTATACCAAGAAATGATGAAGAAATTAAAAGATATGAAAATGAAAGAAAAGTAAGAGAAGATACAAGTAGAAAAGGTCTTAAAGGGGAAAGAAACGGGAGAGCGATCCTTAACTGGAATAAAGTTGAACAAATACGTCAAATGCACTCTTCTAAAAAATATAAAAATCAAGAAATATCAAATATATTTGGTATTAAACTTGGAACACTTGAAAAGATAGTATCAAATAAACTATGGACAGTTTAATTTCCGCACACTTGACTTTTGAATAAAAACCTCCTATGATATCAATGTTAAACACAAGAGGTCAATGAAGTACTTGTATTTGGTGGATCATTTTATTCCAGCACCTTTTTCTGATGGTGGACTTTGGAATGTTCTTGCAGAAGATGATAATGAATGTTTTGAGTTGATTGCTGCAGAAGATAATGAACTTAATCTAAACCATTATCCAAAATTAAAAAAGAATATTCTCAAAGCACAAAAGTTCGCACTACAAGATGAGTATGAGTCTGGTATTCTGGAGGCATTTACCACATGACACAATTGTATCGTATTGAAGAATTGTTTACTGGTGGTTGGGCACTGATTGATGAATCGGCATCCAATCTTACAAAAGAAGAATGCGACCAAAAACTTCAATATTATCTTACTCAGGGATATAATCCCAATTATCTTCGTGCTGTTTCCGATGTCACTACAGATTGAGTTTCCACACAAACCACCCACAAAAGAGTATTCTTATGAGTACGAACAGTTCAATACAAGAATCATTCGTATTTGGTTGTGTTGTACTCGTAAGTTTGATTATAATCTTGGTGCTCCTACCAAAACAATATGGGGTTTCTATTCTCCAAAGAAAAAAGAATACTATGCCCCCGTAAATTCAAAGACAATCGGCACACAAGTCAATATAGGTAATACTACTCCTTATTCGGCAATGATACCGAAGAAAACATCACTGGAAATGTGCTTTGTATGATGATATTTGCCAAGGATCTGTCAGTCAAATATAAAGAACATATGGGAGTCGTAAGATTTATTTCAAGTCAGTATATTACGATCTGTGTTAAAACTTATGATCATAAATCCAGAGATGTTTGTATGCTAGTGTATCCTGACAAGTGGGATAGTATTGAAATTGTAAATGACTATGAAGAACCAGAAAAATAATCTGTGGCGAATCATTGCAAAATCATTAGGTGAAAAGTCCGGTAAGACTGACAAAGAAGCCGACCAAGTGGCAGTTGTTCGTCTTATAATGTTTTTATCCATTTTAATCACGAATTTTTTTATTGTGTATAATGCCCTTCGTACTCACCATTTTCCAAATTATGAAATACAGCGTTGTGTAAATGGAAGTAACCGAACATAATCTCACAGATTGGAACTTAAGTAAAGAAGAAATCCAAAGTCTCATTCACCTCACAAAACTTGAAATCAAACGATGTGAAGGTGATAGTACCACACAAACTTATTATGGTATAATACTGGGAAAACTTATCATTATGAGAAATGACTGAACGCTCTGAAAACTTTATGAAAGCGGTATGGGACTGTAGAAACAATCAGGGTGCCGATACTGAAGAGAAACTGGTTTCCGCAATTCTACAGGTTGCTGCCGAAACCGTAAGATTTTATAATGCCCAGAATGATATGATTGTTCTGGATAAACAAGATTTACTTCAATTAGCACAGGAAATAGTAGAATGAAACTTCTTGATTTTTATAGGAAAGAAGACTTTGGACCAGAGTATACCTTTACTCTATTTAAAGGTAAAAGGCGTTCATTTTTGCAATTCAGTTTTTATTGGAACAACTATCCCGACCTTCCTTATCTTCAAATTGGAATTGGAAACAATCGTTTGATTGATATTATCTTCTGGTGTTGGAGATTTGGTTTTTCGGCAGAAATCTTTGGTATTACTTGGAATAGTTGGGAGAGAGAAGAATGAAAGAATTGCCATCAAAACACGACCTTGATATTTTTTGGGCAGTTGCCACCAGTGGTGCTTTAGAAACTGGCACAAGACCCCATCACGGGTTTGCCGACCTGCTGTATGATTACCTCACAGACAGAACACTCAACAAATACGGAGTAGAACTTTGTGATGAGAAAGGTAGTAGTCAAACCTAAATCCAGTAAGGCAAAGAACCGTCTTGCTAACACGATGGAGGGCAACCCCGTTTGTGTTGTGGAGCAGGATACTGGCGGTGAATTGTTTCTTGCCGCAGAAAATCGCAAATACTTCTTCTGGGTAAGTCTTCGCACTGGAACTAATCGTTTTGGTGATAAAACTGACAAAGATTGGGAAATTGTAACTGAAATCAAGGAGGTAATCTAATGAGATTTCGTGATATTGAGTTCCGTTGGAGCAAATGCAACAACAAGTATGAACTCGTCAAGTGGTATAAGGTAAAATCTGCATCTTCACCAGTTGCAGGTGCAGATACGTGTGAGGAAAGGAATTATTGTTATGTCGTTGCTTTATTTGATAAAGACAAAGAAGGATATTATGATTTACGCACAGTAGGAGACCGATTTTTTGAAGACAAAGACGCATTCATAGTGGGAAAACACGCAATTGAGTTTCTAAATGCTATGTCTCAACAATTGCGTGATGAGGAAGAGTTGGAGTAGTTCTATAAATAATAGTGCTTATGTGTGTCGTAACCAGAAGCAAAGATTAGGTGCTTTCGGGCACCTTTTCTTGTATAAATAGTAATACGACACACTATAAAGCAGAACTATGGAAACTCCAAGAGAGTATTATTATACCTACTATTCTTATGAAGAATGGGGTAGAGGATATTTTGGTAGCAGAGGTTGTAAATGCTTACCAGAAGAAGATATAAAATATTTTGGGTCTTTTAGTGATAAGAACTTCAAACCAACTCAAAAAATAATCCTAAAAGACGATTATGCTACCAGAGAAGAAGCATATGCCGATGAGATTATTTTACAAGAGTATTATAATGTAGTTGAAAATCCTCATTTTGTTAATAAATGCTATCAAACTACTACAAAATTTTGGTATAAAGTTTCAAAAGATGAAGCAAAAAAAGGAAATCAAACAAGAAAAGAACTTGGATTGGGAATATATGGTCTTACAGAAGAACAACTAAATCAAAGTTGTAAGAAAAGTTTGGAAACAAGAAAAAAACTTGGTTTAGGTATTTTTGGATTTACACCAGAACAACGACACGAAAATGCTAAAAATGCAGCAAAATATGGTGGAAAAAAGGCAAAAGAACTTGGAGTAGGTATTCACGGATTTAGTAAAGAACAAAGAGTAGAAGTTGCTAGGAAAAGTGGATATAAAACAAAAGAACTTGGAATAGGTATTCACGGATTATCAAAAGAAGAAAGAATTGAAAATTCTAAAAATGCTGGAAAATTGGGTGGAAAAGTTGCTGGAAATCAAAAATGGATGTGTGAAGAAAC